TATTTGATCTTTATCTATTTCTATTTTATCATAATTGTTAATTACAAATTCATTCATTCCTTCTTGTCCACTAGGTTCTCCAAAAGACATATAAACTGAATTGTACAATTTAGACATTAACATTTTTTCATTTTCTTTGTATTGTTTATACATAGGAGTTGTATTAATGTTAAAGTAAGCTGATCTACTATACCATGTGTAAAGAAATTGATTTATAGTTTTTAAATATAAAACAGGGTCTTTTTCTATTAGATATTCATGCAATCTAGTTTCATATCCACCATAACAAGGATTTGTCCCAGAAATATGTGGATGCCATGCTGAAACTTTATTTTTAAAAGTAAAATTAGTTTCATTCATATCATATGGTGAATTGTAATACTTAGTATAAATTCTAGTGTTATCTTTATACATATGCACATATATTGTATCTAGAGGGTGTTTTTTTCTTGCTCTTAGTATAGGTGCTCCCATGTTAAATACTAGTCCTATATCTGATCCATATGGACTTGTATCATTGTAATATCCATCAATAGCAACTACTCCCATTTTTTTGTTAGGGTCTTTTATCATATTCCAAAAACATTCCATTGTGTTTTTTATTGCTGATTCTTCTGATGATTTTATACTAAATAAATTATTAATTATTCTAATGACTCTTTCTTTAAATATAGGAGTCTTATTATCTAGTGGTACATCTCTGCAATCTATTACTTCTCCTAATTTCTTAGGGATTATATTATTTATTTTAATCCTTGACATTCTCGTATCTCCTGTTATTGTTTAATTTAATGAAATCACTTCATGCTTTAAAAACTAGTTAATGAAATGCGGCTACTAACTTATATTTAATTCGTGTTCACCGCAATTTTCATTTTACTATTTTCCTGATGATACTTTTTCTTGCTGAAATGATACAATATCACCATTATGCAAGGTTTGGCCTTGTGTTGAAGGCTCATCGTTTACGAAAATGGATACTCCGTTTAATGTCATATCCATATCTTTTGCAAGATCGATAGGTCTAGAACCTTCCATCTCACGAGATTGTCCGCCAGTTGTAAAACTGATTACTGTTACGTTTGCCATTATAGACTCCTATTTAGCTTTTTTTGTTGATTTAACAGACTTTTTTTTATTACCAACTACTGGCATCTGTCTAGACCAGTAATATACTTGTTTTTTTAATCCGTATACTTGCCCTCTTAATTTCTTTAGAGGTAATATACATGTTAAACTCATAAATAGCATGCCTAATCCAAAGGATACAGCTGCTACTAAACATTCAAATACATTCATTTAGTTACTCGTTTCTTTCTGTGTTTTGTTTTTCTGGTATAGTCTTCTGGTGTTAACCACCAACCATTACCGTTCTCATTAAATAGTTTATTTCTATCTTTTAGGTATTTTTTATTAGTCATTTCATTATTACCTGAATATGGCCATCCTTTAATATTAATTTGCCAATCATATTCATTTCCCATTATACATTATTCTCTCCCTTCAAAGTTATAGCGATTACTAAACTCTTGTTTAAACTCTACTGATCGTTTCATACGCTTTTCATATGTCTCCTTATTTCTTAATTCAGGGTATTTAGCTTGTAGTTGTCTTCTTACTCTTATAGCACTTTCCATATTAGTAAGCTTTCCTTCAATTAATTCATTAAAGAATATTTGTAATGTATAATCATTTCCCTGATGTAATATTTCCATATCTTCAGTCCATAGTATCCACATTAAAATATTATCTGATCTTCTAGCGGAATGTATTCCATTAAAATGACTATATATACTTTGTCTTCCGAGTATTCTTTTTACTCTTTCTCTTATTTTTCCTACCATTGTTTATAAACATCCTTTCTATTAATGCTTGTTTAAGTTTTCTGTTTTCTGTGCTAACTTTATAATATTCTACTAATAAAATACATTTTTCTACTAGTTCTTCACTGATTTTTACACTCACATTTTTACTCCATTTTTAGGGTTAAATTATAGCCATGCAAGTTTCTAAAACTCTGTTAGTTTTCACTGTCCTGTAACATGGCTCTGGTCAAATATAAGAACAAGGTAGCCTCCACCTGTCTCGTTTAAAGCAATATCAACTCTAATCACGGTCTAAACAGACCTTGTTTATTATGTCGAAATAGCACTTTTGTTCTTAAGAATTATGTGGCTACTCACCCCGACAGTTTTCACCACAATATTATTGCGAAGAATTGGTGCCAACCTCTGACTTTACTTTTTCAATGTCAGTAACTAATAAACTATTTTGATTTCTATCCACAACTCCCTTAGCTTTATGTATTCCGCTAGGGGCTTTTATGTTAGTCAATTTGTTTACCAGGTTCTTCTTCGCAAATGCATTAGATAACTGTAACTCTTTTACTTCGTTATCAATATTTAATTCTGCTCTATCTTCCCAATAATCACATTCATTGCAACATTCTATCATTGTAATGAACCAGGTTGTAAATTGGGATGATCTTCTGTTAATGAATTGACTTTTACTATATTAGTAAGTGTAAACAGCCTATCATATATCTGTTCTATTTCTTTCTTATACTTTGCATTGATATTTATATCATTCTGTTTGCTTTGTATTAGATCGTCTTGCATCTCTTTATTAGATACTCTTTGCTCTTGTAATTTAGCATCTATTTTATAAATAGCTAATTCACAGTCTTTTATTTTATAAGAAATATCATAGTATTTCTTTATTACCCATACTCCTTGAATGAATATAGTTGTTAGTAATATTATATCTTGATACATTTGATTTCTTCTCCTTTGTTAAGGGTTTCAAGTCCTGGTATTTCATCTATATCTTCAGGACTTAGTGATTGTTTTCCATACTTTTTATGTGCATGTCTTATTTTATTCATACGTATAATATGGCTTTTAGGTGGATTTCTATAATCCCATTTTATTCTGTGAAGCATATTGCATCCTTTAGCTTATGATTCAAATTTTTAGCACTCAAGTTCGTCCTTTAATTACACTATGTTTTAGATAGTAACTTGATGGAGTATCTGTCCTGTTAAGGAGCATAACGCATCCAAGAAAATGAACGTCAATCCCTATTATTCTACTAAGCTTTATATAGTAATCTATTCAGCGATTAACTGAACTATATTGCAACGTATTCAAATAGGTTAATGATTGATATAAGTCTGAGTGCTAATATTTAAATCTTGTTATTGAAATTATTAAGCAGGTGTTAGGTAATACTCGAATCACTCGGTATTTCTTTAGTGACACCAATTGACCTGCTTAAATAAATTAGAGGAGATACTCTGCAATGATTGTTCTTTTGAGTATCGCATTCCATCTAATTGGGTATAGAGATCTATATAGGCCCTGCTATACTATATAAGCACGCATCCTATTAATATACATATAATAACTATCAGGATAACCCTCCCTTTATGGGAGGGTAGTACGATAGTCTACGTTCAGAAGCTTACGCTATCTCGGAGAGATACGGGCTTATAGAACGCTTGCAAACTGGCAGGATAGCCACGTTCAGTGTCTTCACTGAACTCAGTGGGTTCCCCAGTAAGCATGTAGTCTACGTCTGGGACGTAGAGTAGCGTCTGGTCGTTGGCCAAGTATTGGGCAGCGATGCGTTTGATAGATGCAGCTGTAATAACAGGTGCGAATGATCTATCAATTTGCAAGGTGGTGACCTTAAAGTTACGTGTATACTGGAGTAGTCCAGTAGTAGCGTCAACTTTAGCTACAAAGTCTTTGTAGCGTGAGTCAGCCTGCTTCGTGTTAGCAAAGCGAGCGTCATTAACTACGTCAGTAGTTGATGTGTGAGTCTGCGAATCGTTGGATGGATCGTTAGGTCTAGCCATGATAATAATATCCTTTAGGTTATTGTTAGAAAGATTGCGAAGCAAGAGCTCCAGCTGGAGCTAGAAGGGGGTGCGTGAGCATAGCGAACGCAACTTGGAGTTGAACCCACGTAGAATTGAACGGCCAAGGCACCCCATGGCGTGAAATTCAAGGGGGTACTCCAACCTGTATATCCCGTAACCCCAATGTAGAATAATTTTTGGGAAAAACGAACCCAGAAATCCCTTATAGATCAGGTGTGTTTATTGGATTCGTTACTCTACCCTAAAATATTTTTATATTATTATTTCACCATTACCCCTAACTCCCTACTATTGCACAACTTAACTAAGATGGGATAAAGAAGAGGATGATTATTGACACTTACCCTAATTCTTATATAAATTATAGCTTTTAATAAGAGCATATAATCGTTATTATCTCTCATTGCTTTTAGATAAGCGTTTGGTTGGGCTAGTAAATAAAAGGAAAATATAGTTGGAAGAATTTAACTTAAATGATTATATTACAGCAGATGATACGCTTGATATTCAATTATTATACAAAAGAATGTCTGAGATAACTGGATTTATGAGAAAAGATAGACAAGAGCAGATGTATGCTTATGTCACTCTTAGATTTAGTGAACGACATCAAGAAAGATCGTGAGATTTTACACGATAAATGTGGAATGGGTGAGCAATAACAGTAGAGAAATAAAGGTAGGTGGATATGGCAATACCAATAAACGTATTTGCAGAATACGGTGCGATTGGGATAATCGTTTGCTTATTCGTAATGATGATTATGAGTCTTATAAGGAGTCAGAAATCTCAAAATGAAGATTTAGACAGTATAAGAGTTCATATATCTAAAATAGAAGGAAATGTAAAAAACCTTGAAGGAATTGTGCTAAAAATGCTAGATAGATGGAATAAATCAGATGATGCGGCAACAAGACATAGAGAAGCTATAGTCTCAGAGTTAAATGATGTGACTGATGATCTAAATTTCTTAAAAGGACGTATAAATGGAAGGGCTAAGTAATGGCAAGATTCGGTACTAGAAGTAAAAGTAGACTACATACTTGTGATGAAAGACTACGTACTCTATTTGAAGAGGTAGTGAAAAATTTTGATTGCACTGTTATAGAAGGCTATAGAGGTAAAGAGAAACAGAACGAAGCTTTTGATAAGGGCAATAGTAAACTTAAGTTTCCTAATGGGAAACACAACCAATCACCTAGTATTGCAGTTGATATAGCTCCTTACCCAGTTGATTGGAAAGATAGAGATAGATTCCATTACTTTGGTGGATACGTGTTAGGCGTAGCCAAATCTATGGGATTAAACATAAGATGGGGTGGCGATTGGAATCAAGATACCCAAACTAAAGATAACAATTTCGATGATTTAGTTCATTTTGAAATAAAGGAGTAGAAGATGGCAAAAGCAAAGAAAGCTACAAAACCAGCAGTAAAGAAGATTGAAGAAGCAGCTGATGTAGTAAAAAAAATAGCTACAGACACAGTTAAAGTTATACGTGGTGTATGGACTAAACGTGGCAAATAATTTATAAGTGCGATACGAAATAGTATCTAAAAAAGAATATCCAGTTTATTCAAAGAAAGAAGCTGATGAGCTGGATATAATATATAACCATCCATTTGATGTCCCAATAGGAGAATACGGAGTATCCGAAGAGGGTGAAGTTGGTATCTGTTTAAACAAATATACAATGAAATCAGGAACTATGAAGGTTAAATACCCATGGGGCCCATCTTTTGTTAGAGACAATACTACAAAAGTAATGTCTACTGGTAGGACAAACAACTATGGAGAGCCAGAAACATTAAAGAGAAATCAAAAGATTAAAAAAAGGCCAGACTATAGAAAGTTAGCTATACTTATGGCTGAGCCAGGGATGACAACAAAGAGAGCTATAGCCCTAGTATTTGGGAATGTTAAAAGCTCCAAGTTGTGGAATATAAGAAAAACAATTAAAACGGAGGTTTTTGCACAGATGACTAAAGATGAACTAAAAAAACTTGTAGAAGAGTTTCCAATAGGACAGCATGACACAGCAAAAGCTTTGGCAGCTATCTTAGATAAATCAATGAGCTATGAAGATGATGGGAAACCAGGTAAAGATTATGATGCTAAATCAGCTTTAGCTGTTATAGATAAACTAATGGATATGAATGAAATGAAAAGCAGAGGTAAGGTTGTTGTCACTCAACAACTAGAAGGTTCTACGGTTGAGACTACTCTTGCTGACATACAAGAAAAAAAGAAAATGTTTAAAGCAATACAGACGGAGGTGTCAGATGGGATACAACAGAGACCAGTCGAAGAAGAAGAGTAAGAAAAGTAAGGATCAGTATAAGAAAAAAAGTGGAACAGCTAAAAAGCCCAAAAAGTAGTGACTATGAATCAGCTTATGCTCTTGAAAGAGAGAAAGCTGAGTTCGCTAAAGATATGGGGTGGTTTGGTAAGTATTGCTTTCCTAAAGCGTTAGCCAAAGATACTCCCCCTTTTCATAGAGATATATATAAACAACTTAAGTCTGATGAAACTAGACGTGTTTTAATAGCAGCTCCCAGGGGAACGGCTAAAAGTACAGTATGTTCACTTATATTTCCAATGTACAAAATAGCTTATAAAAAGCCAGAAGAAGATTTATTTATTGTTATTGTATCAGAATCTCAAGCACAGTCTGTAAACTTTTTATCTAGAATAAAATACCATCTAGAGAACAGTCAAAACTTTAAAGATATATTTGGAGACTTTAGTTCTGCTACAGCTAAGAGATGGACTGGAGCAGATATTGTTTTAAAGAATGGAGCCCGTATAGTTGCAGTTGGTACTGGACAGAGAGTGCGTGGGTTTATTGAGGGTGATACTAGACCTAATGTTATTATAGTAGACGATTTTGAATCAGAGTTAAACGCTTTTACCCCAGAAGCTCGTACAAAGAATAGGAAATGGATGACAGAAGCTGTTATACCATCTTTATCTGATGAGGGTAGAATAGTTATGATTGGTACTGTTATATCAGAAGATTGCTTCTTATATTGGGCTAAAGATAGTCCTGCTTGGGAAACTTTATGGTATAGTATATGGGATGAAGACGAGAAAAGTATATGGCCTCAAAGGTTTCCTAAGAAAAGAATCCTAGAAATAAAAACTGAGTTTGAGAGTGTGGGAAATATAAATGGATTCTATCAAGAATACATGAATATTGCTCAGTCTCCAGACGATGCACCATTTAAACCAGACTATATACATTTACATCATTATGATTTTGAAAGAATAAAGAACCAACCCTGTCTAACTAGGAGTGTAGGTGATGAGAAGAAGATTATACCAGTCGAACTCTATACTGGAGTTGATCCTGCAAGTAGTCTTAGTGCCCGTGCTGACTATTTTGTTATTGCTACCATTGCTATTGACGCTGATAATAACAAATACATTGTTGATATATTTAGGAAAAGGCTCGATCCTGCACTTCAACCTCAGAAAATTATTGATGTATATCAAAAGTATCTTCCAAAAAGAATGAAGATAGAGACTGTCGCTTATCAAGAAGCATTGAGAAGTGCAACTAGAGCGATTATGTTAAAACAAAATTTGTACATCCCTGGTCTAGAAAAGGGAGTAAAACCAAGAAACAGAAAAAGTGAAAGGTTACTATCACTAGTACCAGCATTTGCTAAAGGAGAGTTCTTTTTTAGGAGTCAAGACTTGACTGCACAGCAAGAGTTCCTATCTTATCCTAGAGGTAAGAATGATGACATTATGGATGCTATTTGGACTGCTTTAGAAGGAGCAAAGGCTTGTAGAGTCAAAAAAGAAGGTTTTGACCCTAATGTAGAACTTGAAGTAAAAGGCAATAAACTCCTTGACTGGTTAACTATGTAGGTTGTAATATCATACGATGGCTAATGAATCAAAATCTGCTAAATCTAATAAGAAGGTAGTACAAGAAACCCAAGACCTTTGGAAAACCTATTCTAAGAAGCGTGAAGTATGGGCTACACATGCTCAAGAAGATAAGGAATTTCGATTGGGGAAACAATGGACTGCTGACCAAAAACGCACTCTTGAAGAAAGAGGGCAAGCTGCTATTGTTGTCAATAGAATACATCCTGCAGTTGAAGCAGCAAAAGCTTTAATTACTGCAAACAAACCACAATTTAGAGTATCTCCTAGAGAAGATAGCGATAATCAAGTAGCACAGGCTATTAATGGCTTACTTGAGTATGTATGGCAAGTCTCAGAAGGTAATGCTGTAATGCGAAGAGTTGTTGATGATTACTATGTAACAGGATTAGGATGTGCATTAGCATATATAGACCCCATGATGGACATGGGAAAAGGAGAGGTATG